CGCGGTTTTCTTCGCGGCAGGCGGGTCGGTGATCAGGCCCGCGGTCTTGTAGTTGTCGTGGGCGCCGGTCTCGAAGAGGTGCGACTTGCCGCCCTCGAACTCTTGGCCGGTGCCGGCGTCACGGAAGGTTTTCGGCACGAAGCCGCTCTTCTTGGTCATGGTGGTTCTCCTTGGGGTGGTCAGGCGTCGTAAGAGACGCGGAAGTCCTGAGTGCGCTCGAACGTGTTGCCTGGCCCGTCGAGCTCCGGCCCCGTTCCAGCGGTCAGGATCGAGACGCGCACGGCCCCGGCGATGTCGCCGGTCCGGCCTGCGCAGCACTGGCGAACCAGCTGCATGATGAGACGTTGCTCGCGGTAGCTGGCGGCCCGCACCGTGACCGAGACGCGATCGATGGTTCTGGTGACGCCGCCGCGCTTGAGCGTCTGGCGCTCGACGGTGCTGGTTTCCTTGACCAGCAGGGCGGGCAAGGCCACATCGCCGAGCCGTCCCCCCTTGATCCGCTCCGCAGGAACGGCCGCGATCAGGGCGGCGTCCGCCCGCAGCAGCGTGCCGATGATGTCGAGGCCCGTCGTCATTCGTCGCCACCTTCCGGACCGCCCTTGATCCCGGCCGGCGAGACGCGGCCGTTGATGTAGGCCTGCGCCGCGGCGAGGGCCTCGCCTTCCTTTGTGTCGAGCGATGGCCGCATGAAGGGGTGCGGGCGGGCGCCGGGGTGCATCACAGTGGCGCCGACGAACTTGCCGCCGATGATCAGCGAGTGGTTCTTGTCGCCCTCGCGCGCGAGCCGGTTGATCCGGTTGATGCTCATGCCGTTGCGCTGGCTGTCGTCGATGCTGATCAGGTGCGGTTCGGTGCCGTACTCCTCCCAGGGCGCGAGATGCGCGCCGGGGCCTTTGGTCTGCACCTTGCCGACCGTCCGACCGCCCTCATCCTTGCCCACGGCGACCTTGACCGACGCGCGGACCTCACTCGACTGCGTGCGGCGCCGCGCTTCGTCGGCGACCACGTTGGCCGCGGCCCGAGCAGCGCCCGGCAGCAGCTTCTTTTCCACGTTGCCCGGAACAGCCCCGATGTAGGCCCGCACCGCCGATTTGCCGCGGGTGGTGACCATCACGCCGTGTTCCCGGCCGGGCGATAGTCCTCGACCATGAACTCGAGCCCCTGCCGCCGCCCGAGCTCGGCAGGGCCGGCGACGATCTGCATGATGCGGTCGCCGAGGACGAAGCGCATGTCGGAGGTGATGTCCTCGCGGTAGGGCATGCGGACGCGGGCCGGGCGGGAGGCGAGATTAAAGCCGCCCTCTGTCCGCTCGCCCTTGCTGGGCAGGCGGTCTTGAACCTCGGCCCATTCCTGACCGACCTCGACCCAGGCGCCGGAACCGGCGCCGTCGAGGGCGTCATCCGCCTCCGGCCGCTCAATGGTGATGAGCCGGTCGCGCCGACCCGCAGGAATGGTCAGGCCCGGCATCAGATGCGGATGACCTTGGAGTCGTACAGCAGGTTTTCGATGGTCGGTGAAACGCTGAAGGTCTGCCCCGCAATCACGCCTTCGCGGTTGGCGTAAAGGTCGCCGAGCATCAGCAAGGCGGCGGCGCGAAACACGGCCTCGTCACCGGGCGGCACGATCTTTCGGCCGCAATGCTTGAGGCAGGACTGCACGGCGGCATCCGCGTAAAGCTCGATTAGCGCGTCTTCGTCGCCGTGCCCGACACGCAGATGCGCCTTGGCCTGATCAAGGGTCAGGAGCGGCCCCATGGTGAGCACGACGACGTTGAGCATCAGGCGTCGCCTTCAGGCTTGCTTTCGGCCTTGGGCTCAGCCTTGTTCTCGGCCTTCGGCTCAGCCTTGTTCTCAGCCTTCGGTTCGGCCTTGTTCTCGGCCTTCGGTTCAGCCTTGCCCTTGGGCGCTTGCAAAACGCCTTTGGCGACGAGATGGGCCACGTCGGCCGCCTCGGCTTCGCGGATTTCGCCGCTGGCATACATGCGGTCACCGATGTGCGGCCGCAGGACTTTGAATTTCTCGGCCATGAAGGCCTCCTGTGAAAGGGGATGGAGGGCGGAGCGATCAGGCCCCGCCCGTTGGCGTCAGCAGGTCGCGTTAGGCGACGCGGCCGAAGTCGCCGTAGATGAAGGCCTCGGGCCGGTAGACCGCCAGGGCCAGGCGCTCTTCGCCGAGCAGAGTGACGAGGTTCTTGATGAAGTCGTCATTGACGTAGCCGGCCTCAACGCGCGCTTCCCAGCGGTCGAAGAGCTGGGCGGCGGCCTTGAAGGCGCCGGTCAGGAACTTGTCCTGAGCCATCGCCATGGTCTCGACCACGGGCAGACCCCAGAGGGTCGGCGTGATCGAGCCCTGCGGGTTGCCGATGATGTAGCGGCCCTCGCCGTCCTTCTGCATCTCGATCCACGCCCAGTCGATCGGGTTCATGACGTGGCCGGTAGCGGGGTAGAGGGCGAGCGCCGCTTGGAGCATCGCAAGCCGCATCATGTCGATGCTGGTGGCGCCGGGAATGGCGATAGGCGCCGCGTAGGCGGAGGCCTGCGGGACGATCCCGTTCAGGTTTTGGCCAGTCCCGTCGCCGAGCAGGATTTGCTGGTCTTCGACGAATTTCAGGCCGTAGAGCAGGCGTTCGTCGATGACCGAGCGCAGCTGGGAAAAGTCATCCAGGATCTGGCGAGAGGCCTTCATCCAGTGAGCGATGACCTTGGCCGAGGTGGTGACCAGCGTCATCTTCAGGTCGGAGCTCGGCTTGGCGTTACCCTCGCCAACCGGGGCTGCGTTGTTCACGAAGCCGGTTTCTTTGACGTACTCGATCGAAGAGCCGTCCATCCGGCCAGGCGAGATCAGGTCACGCACCGTCAACTTGCGCTGCGGCAAGGCCACGATCCCTTGCAGACGGGTGGGGGAGACGCCGGCGCCAACGGAGCCCGCGGCGTCGGTCGTGGCCGAGGTCAACGTCGCCTTCATGCTGTGGCTGGCGCGCTGGCCGGAGGCGAATCCGCCCTCCTTGAACTCCTTCATGGAGTCGCTTTCGACGAAGCGTTCGCCGATCGACTTCCGCTCCTCGGGCTCGTCGGTCGGCCCTTGGCGCGCGAGCTTCTGCTCGATCTCGTCGAGCCGGCCCTTGGCCTCGTTCATGGAGATCAGCGCGCCGTCGATGATCTCCTTTTGGGCCTTCGTTTGGTCGATGCCCTTCTGCGCTTCGGCGACGGCCTTTTCGGCCTTCTCCTTCACGTCGTCGAACTTCTTCTCGAAGTCCTTTTTGATGTCGGCCGCCAGCTCGGCTGCGGACCGGTCATCGTCAGGCGCGAAGGGCACCGAAGGTCCGCGAAGCATGAGAGGGCCGCCAAGGGCGGCTTGGGCGAAGAGGCCGCGGGCAGAGACGCAAGCGAGCGCCGCCGCCGCAATCGTAATGCGGTTGGTCATAGTCTGCTCTTTCTGTGAATGGCCCTGGCCGGATGGCGACGGGCGGGGAGAGTTAGCCGCGCAGGCTCCGAAGGAACGCGAGCGCATCGTCTGCCTTCGCCTCGGGCTCCCCCCGAAGGTACGGCTTGCAGGCCGACGCCATCTTGGCGGCGGCGCTCTTTGAGAACCCTGCATCCCGCAGGTGTTCCTCAAACTGGCGGACGGTCGGCTGGGAGCCGCCGTCGAGAATGGACTTCACGGTTTCGATCCGAGCGGCCCGGCCGAGGGCGCCGAAGGTCACGAGGCTGACCTCGCGCAGATCTAGTTTCAGCAGCCGCAAGACGCCTTGCTTGTCATCATGGGGGGCCGTCTGGATCGTGCGATAGCCGATGGACAGCTCATCGAGCGCCTTGGCCTTGAGAAGAGCGTAGGCCTCACGCGCGAGCACCGTCGCGTCCTTGAGGATGCGGCCCTTGACGTAGAGCCCCTTAGCGTCCTCGGCCAGGTCATCCCAAACGCCGATCGGCTGCTCGGAATTGTGTTGCCAAAGCATCTTTACCGACCGGCCCTTACGCCGGGAATCGACCAGGGATGCGGTGAAGGCGCCGGGCTCGACCACTTCGTTATAGCTGTCGACGACGCCGAACGATGAGGCATAGCCCTCCACCGTTCCATCGTCGCCAACGGCCTTAATGTCGAGAACAAGCCCGCTGTTCTTCGTCAGCAGACCCTCAGCAGTGCTCTTGGTGCGAAGCATTTATTCACCTCCTCCGGCGACCAGGGCGGGCGGGCTAGACATGTTGATCGGGATATTCTGCGATTGCATCCGCGGGACATCGCCCCCCGGAACGGGAGGCAGGTTTTCCAAAGCGCGAATTTCATTGATCGTCATGGCGCCCATCCTCGCCATGCGCTCGTAGAACTCAGACCGGCCCTTGCTATCGGCCCGCAGCAGACCTTCGAGGTTGAACTCGATGGTGATGCCGGCGGCCCGATCGGCCGGCGTCAGAAGCTGTTTCATCGCGGCTTGCTCGATGCGCTTGCAGCGGCGCCGCAGAGTGAATTTCTCAAAGGCAGTCGTTTGCTCACCGATTGATGAGCCGAGCTGCGTGTTGCCGGCGGTGTGTCCGATCATGTGCGGCGGAACACCGAAGAACCGGCAAACCTCCTCGATGCCGAAGGCTCTCGTCTCAAGCATTTGAGCGTCTTCGGGGGAGAGGGACAGAGTGTGCGGGGTCAGCCCACCTTCGAGGACCAACGGCCGGCCTGCGTTCATTGCGCCGGCATGCTTCGCCGCTAGGCCGTCTTCGATCGCCTCGCGCTGATCCCCGAGGAGCTTTTCTGTCACCAGGGCGACTGAGGGGCGAACGCCGTTCGCGAAGGTGGTCGCCGCCGCCTTGTTCGCAGCAACATTCAGTCCGAAAGCTTGCCGGGCGAAGCTTAGGGTGGAAAGGCCGCCCAGAGGGTCCCCGCCAAATCCGCGAACATGAAACACGTTCTCTTGCGGCTCGTCGAAGGGGCGGCCGTTCTCCGTCCAGCGATACCGGATGGCGCCGCTCGTCGTTCGTCGCGCCTGGACACCCCAGATGGGCCGCAGCGCGACAATCCGAGCGCCGTTGCGCTCGATGTGAGAGTGCATGTTGCCGCGCAACTCAAGCGCCGCTTCACCGCCCTCCCAATAGTCCCCCGCGCTCTGATCGAAGTTCGGCGAGTCGTGCAGCAGCCAGTAAAGGGGGTGATCACGCGCAACTTTCCGGTCGGCTCCGGCGCCGCGGTAGACCATCAATGGCAGGGACGCGATCGTGCCGGCGAGGAGATTTACGCAGGCCCACACGGCGGACAGGCTGAGCGCCGTCCGCTCATTCACCGCGACGCCCGCCGCGACATGCTCGACCGGCCAGCCTTTCGGATCAGTCAGGCTCAGCGACTGCGGAATAGCATCCGGCGCCCAGCCCATTTCGGTCAGGTTGAGCGGAGGCGACTGATAGACCGCCTTCCGCCCGAACGGCGCGAGCATGGAGGTGAGCAGGCTCACGCTTGCGCCGCCAAGCTGGCGAGGTAGTCGGCCCAGCCGACGCCGCGCGCCTCCGGATTTCGGCTCATCAGCGTGAAGGCGTTCAGACCGGCCATGAAGGGGTCGATCTTCGCTTTGCCGGCCGTCTGCTTAGTGATCAGCACCGCGTTCCCTCTCTGCTCGGCCTTGGCGTTGCCGACGCACCACGTCAGCATCCGGCTGCCGTGGTGGACCAAAGTTCCGTTCTTAAGCTTTCGTTCGGCGCCATGGATGGCGCCCGTGAGCCGGTAGCCCTGCGGAACGCCCGTCATCTGGGCGTCCTCGATCTCGCGAGCGCTGAGTTCATCGACCAGCGCAGCAACGCCCTGCGGGTCCAAGCCGATCGCATGTTCCTCGGGGAACAGCCCGGCTTTGTTTACCCGCTCGATGATGTCCGCGACCTCTTCGATGTCCTGCGTTGGCGTCTCGCAGAGCACCAAGTCGCCGTCTTTGGCGAAGTCCTGAAGGCGCTCCGCGATGTCCTTTCGCAGCAAGAGAACGTCGCTCTGCACCCATGCCCGAGACCACCAAAGCCAACGGCGGGTGACCCGGCAGCGACCGAAGAGGGCCAGGCCGAAAAGGTCATCGAGGCCGCCGCCATCGACGCCGGCGACGATGACTTCTGAGCGGGCGATCAGTTCATCCAGCGTCAGCGCCTTGTCCGCGCGCGCCTCCCAGTAGTCTGCGCCGCGCCAGCGGTCGGCGTGGAGTGCAAGCCCAATCTCGACGTTGAGATGCTGCGAAGCCCAGCGCCGAAGCTCTTCCTCACCCTTTTCGTTCGCCGCCTTAAAGTCAGAGATCAGGCGCTCGATGGTGATCGAGCGGTTGAGATTTGGCAGAACCATTGACCAGTTCGCCGGGTCCATCCACGGCTTGGCCGGATCGGCCTGCATCGCCTCCGGGAACTCGTAGAGGATCGGTAGGAGCCGAACCGAGTCTGTGATCCTGCCATCGCGAACGCCGCGGGCGTATTGCAGCTCGGCCTTAAAGACCCCGGCCGGCGGCTCGTCGCTTTGCGTGGTGATCATGACCAGCAGCGATTCCGGGTTCGGCAACAAGCCGCCTCGGATCTGGCCCAACACCCGCGAGGCGTAGGCGAACTGGGACATGATGTGCAGCTCGTCGAGCAGCACAAATACCGGCTTGGCCCCCGTCATCACCTTCATGTCGAAGGTCTTGATTTTGAGCGCGGCCTTCGTCCGCCGATCGACGATCTTTTTGAGGTGCTCCTGCACAAGGAACCGCTTGGTCAGGAACTCGTCCGCCTCGATCATCCCCGAGGCCTGCTGGAAAGCGAGGTCAGCGATTTCCTGCGTTGGACCGACCAAGAGCAGCTCCGCACGCGGGCGCTCGTTCATCAGCAGGGCCGTAATGGCGATCCCGGCGCCGCCCGTGGTCTTGCTGTTCTTCTTCGGCACCAAGGCCAGGACTTCGGCGACCCGGCGAGAGCCGGCATCATCCAGCGAACCGAACGCCGCACGGATGATGTCCCGAAACCAGTCCCCGGCCCCTTCCGCCATCGTCGGCTGGCCAGGCACATCTGGCAGTCGAAGCTTGTTGAAGATGCCGACCGCCCGCTCGCCCTCGGCCTCATTGAGGTCGAGATAGGGGACGAGCGAACGGCCTTCGCTTAGGCGCTCGACCCAGTCAGGACAGGCGAACGAAAGTTCGGCCATCAATGCTTGATCAGGTCATCCCAGCCCGTGCCCTGGTGGGCGGTCTGGGCGGCAAGGTTAGCCTCTTCCTTTTTGCCGAGCTTGGGCTCGGCCGGCGCCGCGCCCCGCTTCCCGCGCGACGGCCGAGGCGTCGTGTCGCTCTTCTCGGCGTGCTGCAGGAAGGCGCGGGCGGCGGTGATGTTGCCGCCCTTACCCTTCTCGAACAGCGTCTCGATGATGACCGCCTTGGCTAGGTCCGCACCTTTGTCGAGCTCCCGAAAATAATACTTGCGCAGTGTCGGCTCCGAGAGACCCACGCGGGTGGCGATCATCTCAACCGGCACATCGGCCGCCCGCAAAACTGCAACCTTTTCCGCTATTTGCGGCAACCGGCGATGACGCTTGCGCCCCCGAGGGTCGGCCGGGGCCTTGCCCGGCTCCCCCCACAAGTCCTTTTCAGGCCAGGATTCCTCAGCCATCGAAAAAAAACCTTTGAATGGGGGGGGAGCCGGTCCTAGCCCCGAGGGGCGCCGGACTTTTGACCCCCCCCCTACCTTGCGGGCGAGGGCAGGAGGCCGGCCAGGCGGATGACGAAGGCGGCGATGGCGGCAGGGCCGCGATGCTCGACCGCCTGCTTAGGGCCGTCGTGGCAGGGCTTGCAGCAGCTCGCCCAATTGGACCGCCGCCAGAACAGTTCCTTATCGCCGCGATGCGGCTCGATGTGGTCGACGAGGGTGGCGGCCGAGACGCGCTGCGGTTCACCGAACGCGCCGACTTGGCAGTAGAGGCACAATGGGTTCGCCCGCAGATGCGCCTTCGCTTCGCGATCCCACTCGGCGGTGTAGCCTCTCGCCCTCGCCGAGCCGCGCCGCTGTTCAGGCGTCCGGCTTTCCTCGAACTTGGCGCGGTCAGGCAATGTGCGCAGCCGAGACCCGATGCTGGATAGGCGGCCCATGCGTCACCTCAAAGGATCGGGGGTCGGGCGGCGGCCGGACCCCCGACAAGGCAAGGGAGGAAACGCCCAGGTGGGCAGGGTAGGGCTGCGGCTCCCGTGGCCGGCGAACCGGCCAGCGCCCTGATGGAACCGCAGCCCCCGAAACAACGAAGCCCCGCAGGCTTCCCTGCGGGGCTTGGTCAGACTGGCGATGGCAGAGGGTCCAAATGGCATCCGCACCCGAGGTCGTGAGACCGTTGGGTGGAAGGGGCCGCTCGCATGGCCCTTGGCGATCTCGGCAGGCTCAACACGACATCCCCTAGGGGGACCGGGCAACACGTCCGAGGTCCACGGTGACGCGAGAATCACCGCTCAACATGGAAAGTAGGACCGTGACCCGGCGCCCGTCAACGCCCTGGAACAGGCCGGGCACCAAGCCATCCACCATCACCTGCTCATTCGGCTTCAGGTCGCAGGTCGGGATGCCGGGGATGAGGCCAACGCGGATGAAGCCATCCACCTCACGGTTCCGCAGGGCCTGCACAAAGCTATCCTTGAAACCGACCGGTCGGCCCTTGCTGCCCATGACCATGGCCACGCCCTTGGTCGTGAAGATCACCTGCCAGCGCTCGACCTCCAACGTGGCCCGCACGAACAGATAGCGCGGATAGAGCGCCGCCCGGCCTGAGAGGCCGTTGCGATGCTGCACCAGGCGCAGCGGCAGATAGACCTCGAACCCGACCTTGCGCAGGGCCTCGGCCGCAGTCCACTCCTGCCCCGTGTAGGACTTGACCAACACCCAGAACCGCGCGTCGAGATCTCCGCGACTATCGACCGCGCGGACCTCCCGTGGCTGCGCAGCCTTACGCACCCGCTGCATCGCCGCCCGCCGCATCACGCCACCCCTTTACGAACTGAAACTTGCAATTCGGCCAGGATGCGGCGGCCGTCCGCCTTGAGCCGGTCAGCGGCGAGGCCGGTCCGGGCGACGATGCAGCGGCCTTCGGCATCCCATCCGCAGGGGTCGAGCCAGCTGGCGGTCCAGTCCGCGCCCATGGCCTCGACATAGGCGGCGCGGACCTCAACCGGCCCCGACCAGACGCCGGGCGTAGGCTGTGCGAAGGCTGCGCCGCGAACGCCGTTCGCCACGAAGCTTTCCCAGCACCCCGATGTCAGCACCGTGTGGAACGCCTTCGGCCGCCCCGACGCGCCCCAGGCCGTGCGATCGGCGAAGTAGGCCCGCACCCCGACCGCCATGGCGACCGGATCGGCCCCGACCGCGACCTCGCCCCGCCATGCGGTGAGCCCCTGCCGGCGGCTCGACACGCCGCGCTTGGCCGCGTCGGGCGCCGACGCCCACAACGCCTCGAACCCATCGTCGCAAGACGACGCCTCGCCCGCGCGCACGCCTCCAGAGGGTGTAGCGTTAGCTACAGCCTCTGGATTGGTTTCTATGCTTTGGGGTGACACAGGTGTCACCGTTGGGGTGACGGGGGTGTCACCGTTCGATCCCGCGAATGGTGACAGTTTGTCACCGTTCAACGGTGACACTGGCGTCACCGTTTGAGCCCGCGCGCCGACCAGATCGAGCCGGTAGAACGGTACGTTCCGCCCCTTGAACTTGCCGGTTTTGACGATCAACCTCTCGCCTTCGAGCTGGCGCATGGCGCGCTGCACCGTGCGGTCGGAGGCTTGGATTTCGTCGGCCAGGCGCTCGACAAACGCCCACACCACGCCCTCGGCGTCGGCATAGGCCGCGAGCCGCATCAAGACGAACTTGGCGGTTCGGTTCGGACAGCGCTGATCCTGCGCCCAGGCAATCGCACGCTCACTCACAGATAGCCCCCGTTGAACCTTTGGCCCGGCGCGCGCGCCGCCCAGAATTGTGTTTCGGCCAGCGACAGCCCCGCCGCGCGACCGGGCGGCAGCACCCGCACCCGGCCGGCCGCGACCGCCTCAGCGATCAGCGCGGCGTCGTCAGCAGACACCCCGAGGAGCCGTGGCCGTGGCCTTGGCGGCGCAGGCCGCGCCGCCGCCTTCGCTTGCCGTGCGGCGACGCCCAGCGCGCCCGCCTGGGCGATCTGCGACCGGCGCTGCGCCGCGCGGATCTCGGCCGGGACCAAGCCCGCCCAGCCCAGCCGATGCACGAGCTTGGTGACCCGGCGCGGCGTGCAGCCGTCGCCGACGACGGCCGCCGTTCGTGCGGCGCCAAGGCGCCGGTCGACATAGGCCGCGCGCGCGAGCTCAATCCGGGCCTCGGTCCAGAACACACCGCTCACGTCAGCCACCCGCGTTCGAGGGCGATCCAGCGAGGCATGGTGAAGATGCCGGCGTTCGGCCCCTCGCCCTCGGTGACGAGGCTCCGAGGCGCATGCTTCGGCGCGTTGCCCCGGCCGGGTTTGGACAGCATCCACGCCTTGTCGGTCGACCCGGCCGGATGATGCATAAGCGGCACGGATACGGGCGTGGTGTCTTTTGGTGTCGGCCCCTTGTGGCCGAACAGGTCGCCGTTGACGGGCGAGGGCGCGCGCCGCTTCATGCCGCCGCCCTTTCCGGCTCGGCCTTCCACGCCCGCGCGACGGCGACGGCGACGGCGCCCAGCGGCGCGAACAGGTGGCTGAAGTCCTCGGCCCGCTTGGCGGCGTCGGGATGATAGTCGGGCGCGGCCGTAGCCATGAACCGAGCCTGCATGGCCATGCCCGCCGCCTGATCGAGCGCAACGCCCTTCAAGCCGCGGCCATGGGCCTCACGAGCCGCCGAGACGGCCGTGCGGGCGAGATCGATCCAGAGCCCATGCTCGCGATCCCACTCCCAGCGCATGGGGCGGTTGAACGTCAGCCAGAAATGCCGCTGCACGGCCTTGGCGATATGGAGCTCACGCGGGGAGGCCTCGGCTGTCATGCGGCCTCCAATCGCCGCGCAATGGCGCTGACGCGGGGTGGCGGCGCGCCTGGGCCGAAGAACAACGTGGGCGCCGCGCTGGGCCGATCGAACAGATGCCAGGCGCAGTTATCCTTGCCGGTCATCTTGGTCCCGGCCTGCCAACGCACCCGGCCAACCGAGACCACGCGGCGAAGGCGGCTCAGATAGGGCGCGGCCTGCTTCGTGTGAATCCAGTCCGCATCGAACAGCAGCCACGTCGGCGCCTGATCGGACAGGTGCACGATGATCGCATGCAGCAGTTCGCGTAGCCACGGCGGGTTCGTGATGAAAAAGATCGGGCCGGGCGGAGCCAGGACCTCGCGCGCATCGAGACGCGCCATCGGCCGCTGCGGTGCGATATCCGACATCGCCACGCAGACGTGCCCAGCCGCCGTCAGATGATCGACCAAGGCCCCGTCGCCTGCGCACGGCTCGACGAACAGGGTCCGCGGCGCGAGGTGCGGCAAGAGCGGCGCGACCGGCTCGGCTGGCGTGCGATAGAAGTCGTTCTCGACCCGCGCGAAGCTTGATCGCTTACCCATCGGGCGCCGCCTGTCGCTTGAACGGCAACATGTGGGCGTGCAGGGCGACAACGCCGCCGAAGACGCGCTGCCAGCAAAAGGCGGCGCGGTCTGCCTGCTCGGCGACTAGGTGGCCTTTGATGAGGATTTGCTCAATCCGCTCCTTCAGCAGTGCGGCGGACTTCACCTTGCCGCCCGAGGTCGTGACCCCCATCACGCCGCCGGTGTCGTCGATTGCCGCGACCGGAAAGACCACGTATCCGTCATCGCCCACGGGAAGAGCGATGAAATCCCCGATGACAGCAGTGGACGTGCGCTTCTGCGCCATCCGCCGCCACAGGGCGTCCTCGGTGACGGGCAGGCCAACCACCTCACCCATGGCCATCACCATCGCACCCCGGCCCGATCTCGCCCGGCTTACCCTCGGCCGTGAACACCTTCCAATGGACCCATCCCCGATCAGGGCAGTGGAAGCCCCACTGGCGCAGGCGGGGGCCGGTGATGAATAGGGTCCAGCAGGGAATCCCGCGACCATCCTCGCCGGTCAGGAGCTCGATGCGATGCGCCGCGCCGGGCATCCGCAGCTTCACATCGCCGGCACGACGCCGCGTGCGCACGTTGATGCCGCCCGCGCGGATGGTGTGCTCGTCGTACTCGCCGCGCAGCAGGATCGAGAGGTTGAGCCACGGATGATCATGCAGGGCGCGATCGTCGTCGGACCGCAGGAAGCAATGCAGGTAGATGTTGAACCAGCGATTGCGCGGGATCATCCACCAGCGTTGCAGATAGGCCCCATGCGGATTGTCGGCGCCGACCACGAAGTCAGCGGGACGCCATGCCCGCCGAATGACCCAGGGCGTCAGGACGTGTTTGACGAGGAAGCGGATCACGCGTCACCGCCTTCCGATGGCGGGAGCCGCCAAAGCTGCGCTCGGCGCCCAGCGAAAGGCATCGCGTCCGACAGCACCCGGCCCTCTTGTTCGAGCTGCGTCAGCGCTTGGCCGACCCGCAGCTCTTTGGCCTCGACGAGAAAGGCGAGCGTCATCGGGCTGCATGCCCCCTTGTCGCCCAGCGCCCGCACGATGCGCTCGGTCAGCGCCCCGCCCTCGGCATAGGCCGTCAGAGGCACGCGCTCGGCGGGTGCCGGACGCGGAAGCGGGGGCGTCGCGCGGTCCATTTCGGCCTTCGCGGCGCGATGCGCAGCGGCGGCCGCCTTATGGAACTGGCCCCCTCCGGTGCGGCGACGTTGCTCCACCGTATGGACCGAGACACCCAGCAGCGGCGCGATCCGCCGCGGCGTGACCTCGGCCGCATCCGCCACACCCGAGACCGCGGCCGTGAGGGCGCGGCGATCGTTGGCCATGGCCGAGGTCATGGCCTTGACCGGATCGTCCTCATAGAACCGCGCTGCGGCGACCACAGCATGAGCGAGAACCGTTGCCGTCACCGAGGACGGCAAGGGCTGGAAACGCGGCGCGGACGTGTTGACCGCCATGACCTCAATCCTCTTCGGTATCGCCGGAGATCCGGCGGGAGAGCGCCAGCCAGGGCGCGAGTTCTTCGTCGAGCAGGCTCTCGATCGCCTTCGCCGCGGCGGCGAGTAGAGGCGCGATGATGGCGCGCCGCTCATCCGTGCCGGCGCACAGCATGGCGTTGGCGGCGTGGGCGAAGGCCTTGACCACGGCCTGCGCCGCAGCGTCGCCGGCAGGCATCGGGAAGGCGGGCGCGCGGGCCAGACTGTGGCGGAACTCGAGCCGTTCGCTCGTCTCACGGCCGTCCGAGGCCACACCGGAGTTGGCGAGACCAAGCGCGGCTTCGGCGAGCTCCCGCCAGTGGCGGCGAACGGCGTTCGCGTCTGGCGGCGGCAGGCGATGCACATTGCCCGGCAGCGTGCGATAGGGGCGGGCGCTGCGGTTCATCGCGCGCCTCCGAAAATGGCGCCGGGCTTCCACTCCATCAGCGGTCTTGGTCCCCCGGAGGCCCTTCCCAGAAGCCTCCGAACTGCATCTCGCCCGCTGGCGATACGATCTGGAATGGCCTCGCAGCCCCGCCCGGCGAAGGGCTGTTTGAGTGCGAGACACAGGTGTTGGATGCCGCCCGCGCAGACGGCCACAGCCCGACGCACCATGACGGGCGGCAGGGCAAGCGACGGATGGATGCGCGGGCGGCGGAGCATCGATCTAGCCGCCGACCTTGCCGAAGATGGCGAGGCGCTCGACGCGGTCGGCGATGTCGAGGACGATTTGCTGGAACACCGCTTGGCGGACATGTTCGGGCCGGTGCAGAGCGACGCCGAGCGTCAGTTCGCCGCCTTCGAGCTTCCAGCGCAGGAAGGCGTAGAGTTCGACCTCGCGCTCGCCGAAATAGACCGGAATGCGCAGGAGGAACTTGGACGGAACCTCGACCGTGCCATTGCGGGTGGTCGCGTTCGTCGTCTCGACATACTCGAACTCTTCGATGTCGCCGGCCGTGCGCACCTTTTTGCGGAAGTCCGCGCCCTTGGCCGCGCGCATGTCACGGGCAACTTCGAGCAGTTCGGCGCCGGTCGGCACGGCGATGTCCGGTGCGTTCTCTTCGAGGAAGCGGGCGAAGGTCTGCTGATCGAACATCTTGCCGTCGATCGCGGCCCACGCCTTCCACTCGACCGAATGCTGCAGGGTCAGGGTCGCTTTGTGCGCAGCAAACGCGGCGCGATCTGCCGAGTGATAATCGATGACCGCGACGATGCGGCTGGTGTCGATATCGGCGAGCAGAACCGTGTCGGCCGTCTTGAAGCGGTTGACATACTCGGACAGCGAATCCTTGGTCTGCACGGTCAAGGCCTGCACGGTGCGCACCGGCGGCGCGACGATCATGCCGTGCGGGTCGCTGACCTCTTGCAGCCGCACGTCATTCGGCGAGGCGATGAATTGCCGCCCATCGCTCAGGGTGAGCACGTGCGGCGCGGTCCCCTTTCGGGCCAGGTCGGCGACAATCGCCGCGCTGGTGTGGTTGTCTTCGTCCATCGTCTGGACCTTTCGTTTCTGGGGGTGAGAGAGAGGGCGCTAGTTCTTGGCCACGCCCGCGGGGATGCCGGGGCCGGCATCGGCCTTCGGCGCCTCGTCGAACATCGTCCGTTGGTCGGGGTCGCTGCGGTGCAGGTCGCCGTCCCGATCCGAGAAGAAGATCGCCTCGGGGATGTCTTCGAGCGGCAGCTTGGCGGTGACCTTGCAGTCGATGATCTTCTGCGAGCCGCCGCCCTTCTCGGGCTTCACGGTCAGCTTGATGATGACCTCGCCCTTGTTGCCCGTGGCGTCGACCGCCTGGACAACTTCGGCGAGCTTGAGGGAGGCGATCTCGACCGCGCGACCCTTGCGGATATCGCGCAGCACGTCGGTGATAAGCTTCATGGTCTGGCTTCCTTGGCTTGAGAGAGGATGCGCAGGGGCCGAAGCCCCAGCTTGCGGCGGCGACGCCGGTCGCGATGGGCGACCCCGGCCACGACGCTGCGCGTCAGGCCCATGGCGCCCGCGATATGGCCGTAGGACTCGCCGGCCTTGAGACGGCGAAGAATGCGGCGGTCGCGGCTCGGGTCGACGGCGACGGCCAGGTTGTCGGCGCGGCGGTACTCGGACGCCATCACGCCCCTCCCGTCGCGGCGGGCGCCGCGAACTGGATGGCGTCAACGTGGGCGGCCATGTCGTCCTTGCCGGTGCGAGCTCCGGGTTCCGCCCGCAGCGGCACGATCCGTTCCGGCTGCGCGACGATGGCGACCGAGGCGAGCAGGCCCTTCGCGGCGGGCCAGATCTCGGCCACTTCAATCGCGATCCCCTCAGCAGCGGCGCCGGCGACGATCGCGGGGACGTGCTGCGGAGGAATGGGCGCGTCGCCGTTGCGCCGGCTCAGCCATTGGCTGACCGCGCTTTCGGAGACGCTGCACCAATCCGCGACCTTGCGCAGACCGAGCACCTTCAGCACGATGTGCCGAATGCGGTCTTCGTTTAAGGGCGCCTCTTCGGCTTCCGGGGGGCAGGGGTGACAGGCGGCGGCTTGCATGACATATTGTCCTGACGAAATGTCAGGACACACCGCTCAAGTGATTTGCTCACAGCGTCAACGATATTTTCCTGACATTTTGTCACATGAGGGCATGGACACCCCCACGCCCCCGCTCGACCCCGAAATCGTGGCCATCAAGGCCGCCATGGACATGCAGGGTAAGAAGCCCGCAGCCCTTGGCAGACTGATCGGCCTCGACAGTTCTCAGGTGAACCGCCTCCTCAACGGCCGCCGCAAATTACAGGCTGGCGAGGCCCGCAAGATTCACGAATGGCTGGGCGGGCAAACGCCCCAGGTCACCGGCAGCACGGTCGTGCCGATGCCGGGGATGGTGCCGCTGTTCGGCTGGGTCGGCGCGGCCAGCGAAAGCCGGCTGACCTTCGCCGAGCAGAACATCCGCGGCTACGTGCCCATGCACCCCGCGCAGATGCACGTCCGCGAGCCCTTCGCGCTAGAGGTCGCCGACATCAGTATGATCCCCCGATATGAGCCGGGAGAGATCGTCTACATCGCGCCCTATCGCTTCCCGGCGAAAGAACAGGACTGCGTGACCGTGACCGCAGATGGGGGCGGTTACCTCAAGCGCTTCATCTCCCGCGACAGCCAAGTGCTCCGGCTCTGGCAGTTGAACCCGGCCGAGGAGCTGACATTCCCGCTCTCGGATGTGTCCGCCGTTCACGCCGTCGTCGGGCGCGGCTAGGCGCGTCTTGCCAACATCCGCCGCACGGCTACCTTGGGTTTAGCAAGGGGGCTGACATGGACGATGACCGCAAGAGTGAGATCGAGGCGCTTGAGGCGCGGCTGCGCGAACTGAAGGCGCCGCCATCGGATAATACCGCCAACCCAGCGCCGCCGGAGGCCGAGAGGTCTAGCGCGAAGCCGCTGATTATCACGCTTCTCGCCATTGGCGGCATCACCCTTGCGGTCTGCATGGCGAGCCTTCCCCACCCGGCGCCCAGCACGTCGGCGCCCGCGCCCGGACTTGAGGCCGCAGCGCCGCCCGCGCCGCCCGGCCCGCCTCCATCGCCGTGGCGCTACACCACCCTTGATGACGCCATGACCGACGCCAAGACGGAACTGGCCTGCACGACCTCGACGAATGAGGTGCAGCTGAACCCGCCCTACGGCCCCGTCACCGTCGACCTTTGCTTGCGCCAGGCGCGGCAGTCGGGCCTCAACGTCCTGTTCCGGCTCAATGGTGACGGCCAGATCATCTGCGATTCCTATTACGGGTGCCCGATCAGCGTCCGCTTCGGGTCGGCGGCGCAGCAGAAGTTCACCGGCCAAGGCCCCGAGGACCACTCGTCAAACATCATCTTCCTACAGCCCGAGAGCCGGTTCCTAGCCGGCGTCCAAAAGGCTGACATCACCCGCATTTCGGTGACGTTCTATGAAGCGGGCGAGCAGGTTATCGAGTTTCCGACCCGAGATCTGGAATGGCCGCGGCCCGCCGCGTCAGGAAAACCATGACATAATGTCTTGACAGAACGTCATGACATTTCCACTGTGGGCACAACCTCGCCGGTTTGCGTGATTTGTTTTCACGTCCGGATGGTCTGGCCGGCCCCTTAATCGGGGACATCGGGAACAGGCGAGGTCTGAGGACCCGCCATGTTCCAACCCAGCACCCAGGCGCTGACCGCGAACGCCGTTCGCGTCCGCGGCGCCGCCGGCCCCGATCCGATTGACCTGCACGTCGGCGGAGCCATCCGCGCCCGCCGCCGCCACCTTGGCATGAGCCAAACCGACCTAGCCGAAGCGCTCGGCCTGACCTTCCAGCAAGTCCAGAAGTACGAACGCGGCATCAACCGCGTGTCCGCCTCGATGCTGGCGCGAGCCGCGAAGGCGCTCAGCTGCCGCCCCGGCGACCTCTTTCCCGATGACGACGCCGACGCCGTGGTCATGCGCGACGGCGCGGCGATGTCGCTTTGCCCGAGCGGCGCCGTCGTCCTCGCGACCTGGGCGCAACTCCCCGCGAAGGCCCGCCAAGCCATCCGCCAGACGGTTGAGGCCTTCGCTCCTACCGACTTCGACGCCGACTATACCCCGGCGCCGGCCAGCCCCTTCGAGGCCTGACCATGGCGCAGTCGGCCCTCAACCTCGCCCGCACCATTCCCGGCCCGGCGATCATCGAGACCCTGCCCACGGGCTTGGTCCCGTTGCAGAGCAAGGAAGCCGTCGCCGCCCGCGTCGCCGAGCTGCTGCAGGGCCGGCCGTGGGTGCTTGTGGCGGCGCATGCCTACTATCCGCGCTTCGACGGCACTCCGATCATCAACGTCTGGACCGAACCGCACGAACGCACGGCCAAGGGGCCGAACGTCGAGTGGTGCGCCTCCGTCGTCCTGCCCGAAGGCGCCCGCCTCGACCTGCTCGAACCCCTTCTGCGCAACATCACCGGCCAACCGCCGAGCGATGCCGTGACCCGCGAGAGGGCGGCGGCATGATCCTGCAACTCATCGCCGCCGCAGCGTGCGCGGGAGGTTCCCTCTACTCGCTGATGCTCGCCAACGGCGCGGCCCTTCACTCCGGCGCCGACGATCCGAGCTTCACCCACAACACCGACCACGACGCCTGGGCCTTCGGCTTCGGCATGGTCGCCCTGATCCTCGCCGGCCTTGCCGGCGCCCTGACCCATGGAGCCTTCCGTTGACCATCCTGACCCCGCTCGTCCTCGAACACGAGCCGCTGCTGCGCCGCTTCGCCCAGGCCCCGGCCAAGCCGCTGCCGGCGACGAAGAAAGACCTCGCCGCCGAGCTCGGCCGCGACCCGTCCAACCTGAACAAGACCCTCAAGCTCTTGGAGGCCGAGGGTCTGACCTATCCGGGCGGCGGCTTCGGCGTCGCCGAGGACATGGGCATCACTGAGAAGGGCCGGGAGGCGCTGGCCGCACTCGACCGCGCGAACGACGTTCGCGGCGCCGCGATGACGGGTGACGCGCCCGAGGGCTTCGTCTGGCTTACCCACGCCGAGATCCGACCCGATCCGAACAACGCCCGCAAGCTGTTCGACGAGGAATCCCTCGGCGAGCTGGCCGACAGCATGGCCGCGAAAGGCCTGCTGCAAAAGCCCGCCGTCCGTCTGATCGACGGCGAGGCGGGCGCCCAGCTGGTCGCTGGCGAACGCCGCTGGCGCGCATGGGGCCTTCTGATCGAGCGCGGCGACTGGCCTGCCGACCACCGCGAGCTATGCGCCGTCGTCGAAGGCGACGACGCCCACGCTGACGAGGCGGGCCTGATCGAGAACCTTCAACGGGCCGATCTCAAGCCGCTTGAAGAGGCGCGCGGTTTCAAGCGCCTGATGGACGTTCACGGTCACACCACGGCGACGATCGCCGAGAAAGTCCGCTTCACGCAGCGCTTCGTCCAACAGCGCCTGCAGCTGCTCGACCTCAAGCCCAGGGACATGGAGGCGCTGGAGGAGGGCAAGATCAATATCGAGGAAGCACGCCGCCGCATTGCGAACTATCCGAAGCCCCTCGAACTGACGCCCGAGCAGCTGCTCGTGTTCCTCGAAACGGCCGACCGCCACGCGCGCCTCGGCCTCGATATCGGCTACGGCTACCCCGCGCCCGTGCACTACAGCGCGACCGAGGACGAGGTGTGGAAAGCCTTCGCGCACAACCTGTTCTACCCCCGCACCGACTATGAAACCGACCAAGTGCAGGTGACGCTCAACAGCGGCGCCGCCGCGCATGCCTTGGTGCAATATACCGGCGTCGACAGCCCGGAAGTTGACGCCATTGCCGAGCCCCTGGCCAAGGTCAGAGAAGCGCTCGGCGTCCAGCCGGCGTCCGAAGGCGCCTACGTCACCGCTTGGCTTAACGAGCCCTATGACATCGACCCCGAAAAGGTCGCCGAAAACGCGCGCATCGCCGCCGAAAACGAGGAGTATGAGCGCACCCAAAAGGAAAAGGAGGGCGAGCGCCTCGCCGCGGCCAAGAAGGCGGACGAAGCTGACGAGGCGATCCTTGCCGCCGTCAAGGCGCTCGAAGCCGACGCGCCCGAGCTTGATGAACAGGCGCTCCGCGCGCGCTTCGCCGCGCTCCTGACCGACCACGACCGCCCAGCGCCTTGGGCGATCCAGTACGATCGCACGAACCGCGGCCAGCTTGAGGCGATGATCCACTACGCCAACGGCGAGCCCAACACGGCCCGGCCCGTTGCGCTTGAGGCGGTCCGCCGCCTGATGACGATCGCGGTCAATCTCGCCTGCGGCCTGCCGGCCACGTCCGGTCCCTACGAGCCGCCCGCCGAGGCTGGCGACCTGACCCGCACCGACTTTGAGGCGGCGATGGGCGCGCGCCTTAAGGAACACTACGAAGACGAGCCCGAGGCCGATTGCGCCGACCGCGCTAAGCGCCTGCTCGCCGAGTTTCTCGACGACAACCACATCGCCTACGGCGACGAGGGCATGCGCTGGGATAAGGACGCGGCCGAGGAACTCGCCGACCAACTGGACGCCGAGGACATGAGCGATGTGCTGGCCGAAGAGCCGGCCGGCGAGCCGGCCCCGGCGTCGGAAGCCACCGACGACACCGAGCTGCCCGAGAGCCTGACCCGCCTCGCTGGCGTGCCTGCGGAGGTGGACTCGTGATCCGGCAAGTTCGCGCCGTCGCGCTGGGCCTCGCCTCCATCATGGGCGGCTGGACGCTCTTCGTGACGATCCTCACCCACACCGGCCCGATCACGGCAGCCGAGGTCTACGTCGGGCTTTGGGCGGCGGCGAGCGTGATCGGCTGCGCCCTCAACATTCCAGCCCCGCGCCGCCCCGCGCCGGACACGCTCGGCGCCGGCCAGGAGCGCACGCTGTGAGACCGCCCTTCCGCGAAGCCGGGCCGATGCTGGCCCTCGCCGGCTTCCCCGTCCCCAGCCCCGCCGACCTCATCAGGAGACCCGCCATGCCCGACGCTGCGCGCTTCGCGCTGTTCCGCACCCCGGCCAACGCGCACGCGCGCCCGGTCGTCTACCCGACCCTCGGGCACCTTGCCCGCGGCATCCATCGCGCCCGTGGTCGCCTCGCGATCGAGCTGCAGGACAACGGCCTGTTGCTCGAAGCCGGCAAGACGCCGACGCCCGGCGTCTCGATCTGGACCGTCATGGACGGCGCCCGCGTTACCTTCATCGGCTGGGCCTACCTCGGCGGCGCCGGCCGCGAGGCCCTGCAAGCGGCGATCGCGGCCGAGCAGCCCCAGCCGGTCAGGCGGGCGGCGTAGGGATGACAAAACCTGTCACCCTCGGCAGGCCGCAACCCGGATCGGCGGCATCGAACCTGCTCGCGGACCTTGAGCAGGCAGAAACCAAGGCGTGGGATGCGCTCGCCCGCTACAAGTTCATGATGTTCGGCTACTGGGCCGCGATCTGGGTTCATCAGAACTGGGTCGGTAAGTTCCGACGCCCCAATCCATGGCGCGACCTCGTCCAAATCGCCCGAGCGGAGATGAGCAGGCGGCGGACAGCGGCGGAGGCGGCTTGATGTCTCGCGGGCCTTTCTACATTACCGGCCCGGCGGTGATCAGCTTTAGCGGCGGGCGAACGTCGGCCTATATGCTTTGGCGCGTTCTTGAGGCGCACGATGGAGTGCTGCCGCCTGACGTGCTTGTCGCCTTCGCTAACACGGGGAAGGAGCGCGAAGAGACGCTTCGCTTTGTCCATGAATGCTCCTCCCGATGGTCGGTCCGCGTTGCCTGGCTAGAGCGAACCGCAGGCGGCGGCTTCCGAGAGGTTGGTTACAATAGCGCCAGCCGCCAAGGTGAGCCCTTCACTGAACTGATCCGCGAGAAGGGCTTCGCGCCGAACCGAGGTGCCGGCTTCTGCTCCATCGAGCTCAAGGGCAGGGTCATTCGCGACTATTGCCGCGCGCGCGGCTTTGTAACCGGCTGGCCTTCCATCATCGGCCTTCGTCACGACGAAGGGCTACGAGTTATGAAGGCGCTGGCCAGGAACGACAGTCGCAAAGACCCATGGCGAAACGTCATGCCACTGGCGACCGCGAAGGTGACGCGCCGCACGGTCATGGAGTTTTGGGCAGCCCAAGCATTCGACCTCGGGCTGCTGGACTACGAGGGCAACTGCGACCTCTGCTGGAAAAAGTCTGACACGAAGATCATGCGATCAATCCGCGACGACCCGGCGCGTGCTGACTGGTGGATCGCAAGAGAAGCCGAGACATACAGCGCGTTTCGGACGCCGAGCATCGTCGAGCTCGCGCACGCGGTAGCGATCCAGCCCAATTTCCCCGGACTCGAACAAGTCGACGATGGCGAAGAGCATGACTCTGAATGCGGCCTATCTTGTGCTGCGGAGGTCGCTTGATGCCGATCCGGCCAGAGAACCGTGCCCGCTACCCCAAAGACTGGCCGGCGATCAGCCTGCGCATCCGCTCCGAGCGCGCCGGCTGGAAGTGCGAAGGCTCGCCCGCCTTCCCCGACTGCCGCGCCGCCCAGGGCAAGCCGCATCCGGTCACGGGCGGCAAGGTCGTGCTGACCGTTGGCCACCTCGACCACACCCCCGAGAACTGCGCCGACGAGAACCTGCGCGCGTGGTGTCAGCGCTGCCACAACGTCTATGACATGGCCATGCGCCGCGCCGGCATCGCCGCCCGCGCACGCGCTCTCGCCGCCGATCGCGACCTATTCGCGCCGGTGCCGGCATGACGGCCCTCGGCCCCATCACCGAGGCGCGGATCGCCGCCGCGTTCGCCGATTGCTGCGTGCTGACGGCCGAGAAGACGGCCGAGCTGATCGGTCTCGATGTCCGCACCCTGCGCGAGATGACCGACGCCTCGATCATCCGCGCCGTGCGTCGCGGCGCCGGAAAAACGCGCGCTTACACGGAAGGTGACATTCGCGCTTATCTGACAGAAAGTGCGGCCCCATGTCGGTCTACCAAACGCCCAAGAGCCCCTACTGGCAGTACGACTTCCAGATCAAACGTCGTCGGTTTCACGGCTCGACTGGCGTCCGAAGCAAACGCGCCGCGCAAGCGGTAGAGGACGCGCTTCGCGTCAAAGCCGCCAAGGGCGAGCTCGACGAGGGCGGCGAGATGTCGCTCGATATCGCCGCCGATCGCTGGTGGCTTGAGGTCGGCCAGCACAAGGACTCCGCCCGCCAGATCAAGCACCGCCTGGCCATCACCGTGCGCCTGCTAGGCCCAGCGACGACCCTTGCCGAAATCAACACCGCCTTGATCGCCAAGGCGATCGAAGTGCGGCGCGGCGAGACCTATGCGCGCGGCTTCGATGTCCCGGCCGCGAACGGCGCGCCCGCCAAGAAGGCCAGGCGCTACACCCTGTCGAACGACACGGTGAACAGCGATATCGTCAAGCGCATCCGGCCGGTGCTGAACCGGGCAAGGAAGACTTGGGGCGTGAAGGGCCTGCCCGAGATCGATTGGGCCGAGCTCATGCTGCCCGAAACCGAGACCGAGATCCGGCACTTCGCCATGCCCTATCAACAGGCGTGGGTTGACGCCTGCGGGCCGACCGAGGGGTTCCTGCTGGAGCTGCTCTTCGCCTATGGCCTGCGCTTCGGCGAGGCGTTCTTTCACCCCTCGGCCTACCTGCCCGACACACCCCTCGGCCCCAGCCTCGCGGTCAACAAGCGAAAGGGCAAGAAGCCGATGCTCATGCCGCTACGCCCGATCGACGCGCGCCAGATCGCGGCCCGCGTCGGCATCGCCTTGGCGGCCGGCAAGGACAGCATATGGCTGGAACGCGACGAGGACGGCGAGCTCGTCACCGTCAGCTATGGCGCGCTGCAAAGCCGCATCCGCAAGGCCGCCGAACGCGCCGGCATCGAGCACGACCGGCTCATTCACAGCATCCGCCACCACGTCGGCACCGACTTCCTGGCCAAGACCGGCGACCTCGCCAAGACCAAGGATTTGCTCGGCCACGCCGATATCAAGTCGACGCTCGTCTACGCCCACGCCCTCAACGCCGGCCTGCGCGACGCCATCAACTCCCGGAATAGTCCCGGACGCGACACCGCCGAGGCCGAATTTACCCCGCCAAATCAACGACGTAAGAGAACCTAACTCAGCCCTCCGAAGGCAAAGGTCACACGTTCGAATCGTGTCGGGTGCGCCATTTCCCCGCCTAGAGCCTAGTCCGCCGCCACCGCGTGCCCGCCCGCGCGCGCGCGGCTCGTCAGCCAGACGAGCGGGATCAGCGCCACCACCAGCCAGGTCGCGATGCGGAAATAGTCGACGGTGGCGAGGAGATAGGCCTGGTTGGAGACCTGCTGGGTCACCATGGCCACGGCCTGCTGGAGGCTGAGGCCCAGGTGCTGGAGCTGGGCGACGGCGGCCTGGAAGGCGGGGCCGGTGGCGGGCATGGCTTCGGCCAGGCGCGTCTGGTGCACGGCCGCGTCCTGGTCCCAGACGGTGGTGGTCAGGGAGGCCGCGAAGCTGCCCGCGGTCAGGCGGGTGAAGTTGGAGAGCCCCGAGGCCTGGGGAATCTGCTGCGGCGGGACGCCGTTCAGCGACAGGGTGACCATGGAGACGAAGAAGGTGCTCATGGCCGCGCCCTGGATCAGCATGGGCAGAGCGAGCGCCACATAGCCCGCGTCCGTGGTGTAGAGCGAGCGCATGTAGAACGAGAGCGCGAAGGCGGCGAGCGAGAAGGACGCGGTCCAGCGCACGTCGATCTTGTTGATGACCCTTGCGGCGAAGGGCGTCAGGAAGACGGCCACCACGCCCGACGGCGCGGCGACGAGGCCGGCCCAGGTCGCCACATAGCCCATGCGGGTCTGCAGCCAGAGTGGCAGCAGGAGGTTGCTGCCGAAGAAGACCGCGAAGCCGAGGCAGAAGGCCACGGTCGCCAGGGCGAAGTTCTTCTGCCTGAACAGCGACAGGTCGACGATCGGATGCTTTTCGTTGAGCTCCCAGATCAGCCAGGCGACGAAGCCGACGGCGGCGATGACCGTCTCGACGACGATGGCGGGCGAGGCGAACCAGTCCACGTCCTTACCGGTGTCGAGCACCACCTGGAAGGCGCCGACCCAGATCAGCAGGAGGATGAAGCCGGTGCGGTCGACGGGAATCTTGCGCGTCGGCGTCTCGCGGCTGGCCATGTTTCGCCCGCAGATGAAGGCGCAGAGGATGCCGATCGGCACATTGATCAGGAAGATCCACGGCCAGCTGTAGTTGTCGGAGATATAGCCGCCGAGGATCGGCCCGCAGATCGGCGCGACCAGGGTGGTCATCGACCAGATGGCGAGCGCCGTGCCGCGCTTTTGCGGCGGGAAGATCATGATCAGCAGGGCCTGCGAACCCGGGATCATCGGCCCGGAGACCGCGCCTTGCAGGATGCGGAAG